CGTTTAGCCGATATTGATAGCGGTTATGCAAAATCCGTTATTATAGAGAACGCTGCAAAAATGCGGGCTGGCCAAGCCGGCACATTCTCGCCATCGCAACTAGAAAGTGCGGTCCAACGCGGCGATCTCTCCGCAAGAAACAGAGCTTTCTTGCGGGGCGAAGCGCAACTTCAAGAGACGGCTAGCGCCATGCGACAAGTTCTCCCGACAACCGTTGGTGATAGTGGCACGGCAGGGCGCGAGGCCGTTGTTGGGGGCAATATTGGCCTCTTGTCAAAAATTGCTTCGCCAGTTTTTGCTGGCGGGGCGACTGAGCCTGGCCAAGCTCTGACACAGTGGGTTCTTTTGAATCGGCCTGAGTTAGCGCGACAGCTTGGATTGCTCGCTGGATCAGAGCCAAGTCGAGCCGCAGCACGGGCTGCAGGTGTGGTTACTGGTACGGACGTTTTGGGAACCGAATACTAGACCAATGGCACGCACAGTAATTAAGAACGCATGGAAGCCAGAGCCTAAACCAAAGCGGCGGTGCAAGCCACCGCACTTGCGCCACCGCAAGAAGCTGGGACCGAAGAGCAACATGAGGATAAGGTAATGCCGGGTAAAGGACTATACGCAAATATCCACGCCAAGCGTAAGCGCATTAAAGCCGGATCAGGCGAGAAGATGCGCAAGCCAGGAAGTAAGGGCGCACCTACGGCTGCGGCCTTCCGTAAGTCTGCCAAGACTGCTAAGAAAAAGAAGTAAGGAATTATCTATGCCAAAAGTCGGCGGTAAACATTATAGCTATACAAAAGCGGGCATGGCCGCAGCCAAGAAAGCCGCTAAGAAAATGGGTAAGCCCATGACTATGGCTCGTAAAAAGAAGAAGAAATGAGCAAGAAGAAAGACCCGCGCCTAGCCCGTGCTGGCGTGTCTGGGTTTAACAAACCCAAGCGGACACCTAGCCACAAAACCAAAAGCCACGTCGTCGTGGCCAAGGAAGGCGACAAGATAAAGACTATCCGGTTCGGCCAGCAAGGTGTTAAAGGGGCGGGTAAAAATCCGACGAGCGCCAAAGACAAAGCGCGCAAGAAGTCGTATTATGCCCGGCACAATGCCCAAGACGCAAACCCAAGCAAACTTAGCGCCCGCTACTGGTCGCACAAAGTTAAGTGGTAAGATAATCGGAGTTGATCCTGGCGCTACTGGCGCCTTTGCGATCCTCGATACCGAGACACACCAGCTCGTCATCATCGACATGCCGACAACTAAGGTGAAGCGAGGCACTCGCCAAGTCAATCAAGTTGACGCGGTGCGCCTTGCTAATCTCTTGCGTTCCCACGCCGATGGCGCCCGCGCAATCGTAGAGAAGGTCCACTCCATGCCAGGCCAAGGCGTGGCCTCGACCTTCAGCTTTGGCCGCGCCGCCGGTATCATCGAAGGCGTCTTGGCTGCGCTCGACATTCCCTTCTCCCTCGTCCCGCCTGCCACATGGACGAAGAAGATGCGTCTGTTCGGCGGTAAGGACGGAAGCCGCGCCCGTGCGCAAGAACTCTTCCCCGATCAAGCCCATCTCTTTGCACGAAAAAAAGATGATGGACGTGCGGACGCTACGCTGATAGCGTGTTACGCCGCAGAGGAAGAGGAACATGGATCATTTATTCGACTATCAGAAAACGGGGACTGACTTCCTCGCTGATAATCCCGCCGCATTTCTGGCGGATGAGCAAGGACTAGGTAAGACTATTCAGGTGATCGCGGCTTGTGATAAGCTCGGCCTGAAGAAAGTCGTTGTGATCTGCCCCGCCATCGCCAAGATCAACTGGCGTCGTGAGTTTGATAAATGGAGTAGCGTTGAGCGCGAGATAAAAGTCTTTTCATATGACAAGATGACGCAGTCCAAGGAGGTGCGCAATGAGATTGCCAAGTTTGAACCTGACGTTCTGGTCCTGGACGAAGCGCATTATCTCAAGAACCGTCAGGCAAAGCGCACTCGTTATATCTACGGCCAGTTTTGCCGTGGGGATGGTCTTGTGCGTTTTGCTGATCGTGTCTGGCTTCTTTCTGGCACTCCCATTCCTAACGATGTCAGTGATTTTTGGACACATCTCAAGGCCATCTGGCAGTACCCTCTCAACTTTACGGACTACACTCTCTACTTTTGCAAGACGTGGAACGGGCAGTTCGGGCTGAAGGTTCTCGGCAACAAGGCCGAGAGGATGGGCGAGTTCAAGACGATCCTGTCCTCAATTATGTTACGCCGTAAGTCCGAGAATGTGCTGACAGAACTGCCCCCGCTCTGGTGGCAGGACGCAGTCATCGAGGTCGATGGCTGGGACGATATGAAGCACATCGAGAACGAGCAAGAGCGGGAAGCCGTCGAGCTTATTCTGCAAAGCGCAGTCACGCAAGATGATGTAAGTAACAAGCTGGACGACATCGCGCCGCACATGGCGTCGCTAAGGCGGCTGACCGCGCTGGCCAAGGCGAAGCCTGTGGCTGCGCAGTTAGCGGGCGAGTTGAAGGACAACGCCTACGAGAAAGTCGTGGTGTTCGCCTACCACCGTGCAGCACTCGAAGCGTTGCGCGAAGGACTGGCGGAGTTCAATCCGGCGTACATTGTCGGGGGCATGAAAGCGAGCGAACGCCAAGAAGAGATCGACCGCTTCCAGAACGACAAAGATTGCCGCGTCTTTATCGGCCAGATCACGGCCTGTTCAACAGCCATCACGTTGACTGCGGCCAACCAGGTGGTGGTCGCGGAGATGGATTGGGAGCCGGCGGTTAACGCTCAGGCGTCAAAGAGATCGCACCGGATCGGCCAGTCCAAGCCAGTGATCGTGCGGTCGTTTGCGTTAGCTAATTCGGTTGACGAAATCGTTGCACGGACACTTGGGCGGAAAGCTCGGATGATCTCCGAGGCGTTGGATTAAGGGACCGAGACACCCCAACGCGCCTCGGCCCCTATCACTTATAGCAGATCGTCGAGATCAGAGATGTCGGCGGTCGGCTTGGCTTCGGCTGTAAATTCATCCGATGCAGACAGACGCCCGTCCATGCGGGGGCCGTCCTTGATCTTCTGAAGATTTCCGAGAGCAAACGATACACCGTTGTTGCCATTGACACTGTAGGCATAGGCCCGCAGCGATGCCTTCACGATAGCCCCAGGATAGATTTCCTTCGGGTCATTGATTGAGGCAGGCTTGCCGCTGTCATCAGCATAGATAGACACAACGCCGGGTTGTTGCTTCGACTTGACGTTGATGAACGTCGAGCCTTCAGGGTATCCCTTGTCGGTTGCGTCTTCACGAAACGGCATACGTATCTTACCCGCCTTAACCATGTCTCGTGTCTTGTCCCCCCACTTCTCCTTGGCCACGGCCATAACCGCCGCCTTCATGTCTGTAATATCCACGTCGTCCTTAAAGACGAGCGCGCAACTATAAACCGGCTCGCTCGCACCAGGAGGTGTCTGCGGCTCAAAGATATGCGGATAGCTAATAACGGCTTCAGGCGTAATCACTTTTGTCATATGTAATTCCTTATTCACTCATTCACGGTAAATTCGTCGGAGGCTAACAAAGCCGCCGGCGGTCGGCGATCAGTATCGGGGACCATCGACAGGCCCGTTGATACTGACATGATGAGATCGCTGGGGACATTCTTCTTTCCCACAACTTTCTCAATCTGAGCGGGCGACTTGATCTTCTTCTCGAATATCTCCTCGTCCTCCAGATTCTCTGAAGCTGCCCAGTCGAGCAGTTCTTCTTGGTTCTTCCATCGGCGCGTCGGGCGCTTCTCGACGAGCTTGAAACCAGGAACGGATGTTCCAGCTTCCAACATCGTATGCGCGTGACGGCGTAATGATTTGATCCACTCCTCTACCAATGGCAGCTTGTCCATGTAGGCGCCGATTTCTTCGGGTGTCAAGTCATCGACAGATTTAATAACACCGAACTCATCCTGCGCCACCGCCAGAGCATTACCTCTCAGCGCCGAGCAAACACCCGCTGCCTTACAGAACTTGCAGTGATCGCCAGCAATCAGTGGCGCATCCGGCGCAAGCGCAGCGTGGGCGGCG